GCCTTCTAATGATTGACCAATATCATCTAGAATAACAATTGGTTGGTCATCATAACCATCCCAAAATTCTACGTTACAAGATCTTGAATACGTCAAATTATCTCGTTTTGTCCCTGGAAAGAGTGGTGATAACTTACTCAATAATTGAGGAAGTACACTACTCTTGCCCTGACCCGGTTGACCAAAGAGACCGATTACCAAAGGTTCCATTCTATCTAGAGTGGAATTGGGAATCTTCTCATTCTTCAATCGATCCTGATAAATAAGGTCTCCTTTCATTCCTCCGATTCCTCGGGGAAAATGAAAAGAAGCTTTATTTGTAGGATAAAAACCATGATTAGGTTTGTAAAACTTTTTTACAAGTTTTCCAAATCTCTTACCTCTTTCTCGAAGATATTCTAAGGTAGAATTCTTCAAGGGTGGGGTTTCGAGAATCATCTGATCACGGTGTTTGATTAGGGTATCAAGAATGAAATCTTCTGGAACTTCTTTACAGAGTGACTTTGATTGGAGAAGAGAGAAAAAGAAATTAACTTTCTCTTTCTCTTCCAATTGGTCAATCTGATAACGAAGTTGATAAGGAATCATATTAAAATGATCTCCTTCTGGAAGTTCTTCTTGATTAAGGGATAGAGATACGTGAAAACACAGCGAGTTCTTTAGGCATTTAATAATTGACTTCTCGTCTTTAATACCAAGTATTTTAAGTTGAGAATAAATATGAGTGAAAATAATTGTAAAATGATTTTTCAATTGAGGTTTGAAGGTTTTATCCTTCATTCTCTGATTGAAAGGAACTTTATCAAGTTTTTTCATCTTCATAGTCAAAAAAAATGCCCACGCCATACGCAGCGCATGTGAAACTCTCCTATAGTCTTCAAAGACTAATGGAAAAGTTCCACAAATTTTGTCAAGAGGTAAATCGTTCTCTAACATGAATTGAAGGGGTTTAAAGCCCTTCTTTCCTTTTAGAGTATTATAACGATTTTTAACCTCTCTACCCATGCTCATTACTCTTCGTCGGATAGCAGCTTGATCAAATAAGATCACTCTACCATCCGGAAGGTTATGAACCTTCAATGATTCATCAAGATGAATCAGAGACATGAGAACGGGGTCCAACCTAACTTCACCTAAGAAATATGCTCTCTTAAAGAACATTTTCTCAAAAGAAGTTAACTCAACACTAGTACCTACCAGACATGTTTCCTTAGCTGGAAACGAAGCTTGCTCGACTTTTTCGGGTGAGCTTCCTGTGTAAGTGTTAGTAACTGAGAATTTAAACAAAATAGCTGGTTAGGCTAAAATGCCGAGCTGGAAGTTTTGTAATTAAATTATCTTTCCTATACTTTAATGAGTTGGGGAGACTCAGTACAGTTGAGATTCAACCACAA